TCAAGTTCAATATCGCCCTTGTTGAATGTTTTAACACCTTGCTGCATCCACATAGGAAGCATCTCATACATTAGTTCGTATCGAGAAAGAACCTCGCGCGCGGCCGAAGATTTGTTTGCCAGTATAGCAACTGTTTTGTTTTCTTGGAATAACGTGTACCAAAGAATACATGCTGCAGATGTAATAGTCTTACCTTGTTGGCGACCTTCCATCAGAATAACTTTACGATTATTAAGTATAACATCTACTTTTTCTTTTTGACATTCGTAAAGTTTAAAATCAATTAGACCACGATCCAATGATACAATCTTGCAGTAGTTTTCTATGAAATAGATAGGGTCACTCATACAACGCATAAGTTCTTTAACTTGCTCAGCGGAGTATGATTCTACGGTTCCAATTGGTTTAAGATTGGGATTACCGTTATATGATATTTGTTTACTGGTCAATTGTTTTTCCGTCGTCTTTTTTGCCAAGCATCTTCATTAACTCTGCGGTAGATCCTGCAAATACTACATTGTTATTCGTAATATTTTTAACACTATCGGGTTCGTCTTTTTTCAAATCTTTGACCTTCTTTTGGAGATCCATTAAGTCTTTTGCTACATCAGAAACAGTCTTAATTAATTGGCCTGCTACTTCGTATGTTCTTGGATGCTCAGAATTTTTAGCAAGTTCAATCATCTGATCTAATGTATCTTCACTTTTATGTATAAGATTTCTTAGGGTGCTTCTAGCCAACAAGTAATCATCTTCTTGGTCAATATTTCGTCTTTGTGTGTCATTAACTATTGTAGGAACAGACGCCATGTGTTCTGGCTCTGCAGACTTTAAATCAAACAACGTATCTAATTCAGGAATTTTTTTCATTAAAAATCTTCAAATGTATCTGTGAATCCTATATCATCACCCGGTTTAGCGGTTAATGGGTCGGGTTCAACTGTAACTCTAACTTGTCTTTGTGTAAGGTCTGCTTTATTATAAGTAGTAGTAACAACTTTTCTAATAACACCTTGTTTATTAACAGGTCCATAAAAATTAAGTTTCATCGTAAAAGACAATGTCCAAATTATAGTTCTTCTATCATCAAACTCACCCTCATAATTATCTTCAAATGATACTTGATCTAATATAATAGGTAAATCATTTTTAATATTTAACTGTGGGATTGATTTCATAGTTAAATTATAATCAGGATTAAAGTATGGTAAAATTTGTTCTACAATTTGTAGACCATCATCTTGATTCTTAACGTATATATACAATTGCACATTGATATTATACGGAGTAGGTGCGTATTGCGCATCCAATGTAGAATTTGAAGAATTAACTGCTCTATTTTGTTGAACGGGACTTATTTTTCGATTAAAGTCGTATGCTAATGTTGACATTTCAAATGCCATTCTTGGCACAATAATTTGTACTTGTCTGTCGTCAACATTAGGGCGTTGTTGAATTCGAGCTAAAGCCTTTGCCTTGCCTGCATAAGACAAGGGCACTTTTAAAATTTGTATTATATTACCGTCGGCATCTCTGCGTTCAACATTAATATTGTTGAACATATTACCAAACGCAATAATTGCTTTACGAATGGTGCCCCAATAAAATCTTTGATCTAACATTATTTAAATGCCTCTCCGAATGGATTTCGTTCGCTGAAATCTAAAATGTCTGTAATGTTAGTATCAAAATCTTCGTTTCGTGCACCAGCATCCTCAGCGTGTATTGTGGAATATGTTTCGTTGACGAGTGGAGATTCGCTATTATATTCAAGCAATATCTCATCGCCATTTTCTTGTAACAATCCAAAATTACGAATATCCTCATTTATCTCATCAGGATAAGTATCAATTTCAGCAATACCAGTATTAATAACTTCGCTTGAGAACTGCATCAATTCGCAGGTTAATCTGTAAACATAAAGTTTACCAACCTGATAGAATGGTTTATCGCCCTCTACCTTACGTATTTCAAAATATGATTTTGTTAATGGGAAGAATAAAATGTCGCCTTCAGCTGGTCTGGTAGCCAAAACAGTATTGCCTGTATTTCCTGCAACCTCTAACCAACGTTTTCTTGAGACTACAAAATTAGCATTCTCAACCGTCTCTACACCAAACTTAGATAAGAACTCACCTTGACCTTCAAACCCTGTATTGCTTTCCAAATACATCTCAATCGGATAAGCGTGTTCGTAGTTGTTTAACGGATCTTCGCCCAAAATACGATCTTCATTATAGACTTTGCGAGGCAGATAATACAGTTCGAAACCATAAATCTTCAAGCATTCGATTATTAAGTCTTCGTATAGGTTCTGTTCTGAACCCCGACCCATTGGAATGCCAGAGTGAAAATATGGATTTATGGTTGCCATTTTATATTATGTTTCTATTGACAATCTATTGACACGATGTTAGTATATGCTATGAGGCTCAGTGATAAGTATCATCCAACAAACATATCTACAGGCAATTCAAATCTAGATTGAATCTCTGTTTCAATTTGTCGTATTTCTTCTATTGCTTCTTGATATATAATCTCACCGTTTAATGTTACTCCTCCAGGAAGTTGTACACCTGCAAACTTCTTCAAATTATTTCCCCATTGTTTTTTAATTTGAGCAGTAGCATATCTCTTCAAGAACATATCGTTATAAACATTTGTAAATACATCTGGATCTAATATTCTCCAACATTCTACAATAACGTATGTACCAGGTACAACATCTGCTGCCCAGTCCATATCAATATGTAGTCGATTCATATGTCTATTGAATCTTATCGGTTTTTGCCCTACAAGTACTTGATTAATTAATTCCAATTCTTGTCTTACTTGTGTATAATAAATTACATCTGTTGACATCAAAGTGTATAGATCATTAATCAGAATTTGGTATTTAATATCAAAGATGTTAGTTCCCGTAGATTTATTCATAAACGGAAATACTCTTTCAACGCCTACAACCGCATCTGATATTTCAATATATTGATCCGAAATATTATTAGCAGTCATCTGATGCTTTAGATAAACTTTTTCTACAGCATCAAAGTGATACTCACGATAAAATTGAAACGCATCATCAATACGATCTTCAACTTGATCGTCATCCACATTAATCTCAATTACCGGTGCACCCAGTTGTCTAAGGCAATAATCTTTTAATTGTTCTCTAGATGTTACGGTTGCCATTATCGAGTTACTCCTGGGTTAACTGTTACAATACCTTCTACTATTCTTACAACAGTATCAGCTATATTTGCCTCTATATCATATATGTATCTACCTGCAATTAAGTTTGCAGTTTGACCGGAGGTTAACGATATTGATACGTTACCTGTTGAGGTATTAGTAATATTTGCAGTAAAGGTAGTGGCATTTGCGCTAGAATATGATCTGCGCATTTGGCTTTTAATATCGTATCCTGTTAGGGCAATAGGATTTTTACTGTTGTCCAAAAATTGAACATTGGCAGTAAATGTTGCGCCTTGGTCTATTACTAAATTTTTAGTTGTTGCCATTTATTATCCACAGTGATAAGTACAAGCTATTTGCTTAACTTCTGTTGGTGATGAGAATGTAACAGATTCTCTAGCTTTTGCTACAGTGTAGCTTCTAATTATATCATCATCTTGTTTCATACCTTTTCCGGGGATTGAAGATGAAGATATTAAATCACCTATTTCAATATTTCCGTTTTCGCCGCAAACATTAATTAACCCTTCGCCTAAACTATTGGTATATACAAATTTGTGATTGTCTACTACTGTTTGGTGAATAGGATTTAATCTTTCTTTCCACACTAATGAAGAAGTGGCCACATCGCCTACATACGAAATAATTTCTTCCTGATATTCTTCTGCTAGACAATATGGAATATAATTTTCCTGAGCATAACATCTTAATACTCCATAAACTGATTTTTGATTTATTTGCGTTGATTTTGTAAGTGTACTTATAGCATCACTCATATCTCGTTTTGCTACAATATCAACGTCAACTAAAATATCACCCAATTCAATATTTTCAGTGGGTGATACTAACCCATCGTGCGATCCTGTAAATGCAACAACTGCGCCTGCTGCATTTACAATTGTTCCAGCGTATACTCTAATAGCGACTCCTGCACTCGTTGCAAATTGAACTGAGGCAATCTCAGGCAAACCACTTGCACTGTTTGTTCCATAGGCAAAAGCGGCCGCTGCTGAGGCCGTGTCCAGTTGTGTGCTTGTTTTATTATAACCAGTCGTTGGATAGTAACTTCGCCCTAAATAAGAAAATCCGTCAGTACATAACTGAGCAAATGTCCACATATTAGGAGAACCACCAAGATATGAACTAGTTCTAAATTTAAAAGCGGCCAGTGCTGACACAGCACCATTAGTGTTTCTATTTGCAAACACGCCGCCAGGTTGTGTAGAATTACTTGCTCCTATCATTCCAAAATGGCTATTAGATAAGGATTCAAATGCGCCCACTGACCCGAACCCAGCAATATTTGTACCTGCTCCAAATCCAAATGTTCCGGTTGATGCTATTGTTGCAGCACTTGCTGAAATTTTATCTGCGGTAATAGCGCCTGCAGCAATTTCAGATGCTGTAATAGCACCTGCTGCAATCTGACCTGCAGTAATTGTATCTGCCGCAATTTTACTTGCATCAATAGCACCTGCTGCAATTTTAGATCCAATAATAGTTCCGTTTACTAACAATGAGCCATTAAATAGTGCTACAACTGTTGTCCATGTTCCAGGATTTCCGCCGGCACTACATACCTTTGTTTCAGAAAAAGATGAACCATTTGATAAAGTAACTTGGTCTGTTATAATAGGAGTAACTCCACCTGCCGCAACAATCGCAGAATATGCTGCAGCGTCTGACCAAGATGAAGCACTTCCAGATGTTTGGATTGATCCTCGAGTACCATTGGTTCCTGGATTGCCTGGATTGCCTGGTTGGCCTTGAGCGCCCTGTTTAGCTTTGGATAATTTATATATTCTTGTTAAACTAGAATATCCAGATCTCGATCCAACAACAGTAACTGTTGCTGTATCAGCGGACATTGCTGTAACTGTAATTATTTTATTGCCCGTACCCGACTGTGTAATGGTACATCCAGATGCAGTAGAACTAAATGTCCAATTACTAGTATCGTTTACCAATCCTAAATAAACAACTGCTTCAGTTCCAACTCCAGAGAAAGAACTAACTGTGCCGGAATTGTCTGCTGGTAAGGTTCTATTTTCATCAGTTAAATACATAAGCGGAGTAGTGGCCCCGTTATACACTTTATATAAACTAACAACATCCTCGTATGTTGTTCCTCCGCTTGTAAAGGACGCTTTAATTGTTACTGCATCCGTAAGCATATCTGTAAAGAATAATTTTTTACGATTTGCTTCGGCAGTAGCTGTTAATGTAGCTGTTCCATTTGTAATCGAGAAAGTTGGAGTCCCGGTCATTCCAAATAAATTAGCAGTTAACAAAATATTAGATTGATTTGTAAAGGTGCCGTTTGCTACCCCAAAACCAGGAGCATCATTATTCAAATCTAACCACTTAGGAGTTGCATTTGCAGTAAGAGCTGCAAGAGTTTGTGTGCCACCTCCAGGTAAATTAACTAGCACATTTGCAGATAATACCCCTGTCCCTGCAGCAAATAATATATTACCGTTATTATCTCTAATTGATAATCCTCTTGAATCAATCATGGCCGCAGTAATTACGTTTGCGCCTACGTGTACAGCTGTAATTGCATTTGCCGCAATTGTGTTTGCTGTAACTGCACCTGCTTGAATTGCTCCGGCATACACCGCATTAGCTGCAAGTTCAACTGATGTAATTGCATTTGCTGCAATTTGATTAGCGGTAATAGAATTTGCTTGTAATGCACCAGCATATACCGAATTAGCCGCAAGTTCAACTGCCGTAATAATATTTGCACGCAACATTCTAGTTTCAATTGAATTAGATTGAATTGCGTTTGCGTAAACAGCATTTGCTGCAATTTGAACTGCTGTGACTGCATTTGCCGCAATTGTATTTGCTGTAACTGCACCTGCTTGCAATGCCAATGTATAAATAGAATTTGCTGCAATTGCTGTTGCCGTAATTGCATTTGCTGCAATTTCAACCGCAGTTATAACACCAGTATCTATTTTACCGGCAATAATTGAATTTGCTGCAATTAAATTTGCTGTGATTGCTCCGGCTTGAATTTCAGCAGAACTGATTGCGGCCGCCCCTATTTTGCCTGCGATAACTGATCCCGCAGCTAATTCAGTTGCGGTAATAATACCTGCTGATAAAACAGGAGTACCAGAACCAGTAATAAAACTATTATATGATGACCATGCTCCGCTTGATCTTAAATACAAGTTACCCTGATAAAACCCTTGTCTGCCATCAAAATCTCTACCATCACCAGGACCGCCAGGTAATGCAAAATATGTAAATATTTCAACCCCGCTAATAGAATTAGCAGTAGGAGTAAATGCCGCGCCTGGAGATATCCAAGCATTACCGCTCCAAATATAAAGTCCGCCGTCTGTGGTATTATATACTGCTTGCCCGTTTGAAGTGCCGTTAGCTGAAAGATTTGATACTAACGCTACTTTAGTATTAGATGAACTTGCATTAGCAGTTAAAGTATTAATTACGTTTGTAAAATTAGTTAATGCTGTTACATTAACAGTTGCTAACGCATTATTAAGTGCACCCAAATTAACTGTTGCAACATTTGCTAAAGCATTTGCAAGATCCCCTAAATTTGTAGGCGCAATATTTGCTAACTTACCTGTCAAAATTAACAAATTTGTTGTTGTAATATCAGCCCAGCCTTCAAAAATAACATTTCCGCTACCTCCACCGCCATTGCCACCATTACCTACACCGCTGTAGTATGCCAAATTGGCATAGGCATATACATTTGTAAAATTTTGATTTATTTTTAAGAATGCGGTGCGTAAAGGATCGCCTTGCCCGTCATTGGCAATTGTTCCTATGTTTACATTACTTACAGAATATGTTGGCATTTATTTTCCCGCCTGATTTACTAATTGTGTTAACAATGATTTGATCTCAGAAATATCTGATTTCATGTTATTTATTTCATCTGAGAGGTGTGTCATTTTGTTAGCAGTTTCTTTTTTGTTTTTGTATTCTCTTAATCCTGCAAAATCTTGATTGATTAAAGAATTGTTTTTTGTACTTTTGACAAAACTATTTTCATTTTCTAATTTAACAAACATTTTAAATTACCGCAGTTCCAATTAAATTTTTAATTTTAGGCACAACTGTAGAATTATTTGAATAAAATATTATTTTAATTTGGAATTTATTAAACGAATTAAAGGTTGTACTAACTCCGCCAAGAGTTGCATTATATGATAAATTTGCAGTACCGGTTGTTGCTAAAGAATCTTCTTCTAAAATCTTATAAGTTTCAGTATGAAATTCTGTCTCTGAAAGACCAACAAAAGTTTTTCCCACATTGCCGCTATAGCTTGCCTGATTTGATACCGTTGCATTTTGATTAAACAATGGCATTATTTTCCAATCAAGTTTTTCTATAGATGAATCTATTCCATTATCAGCTCCACTAATAACTCTACAATACACTCCAATGTCTGTGCCTGTTTTTCTATTAACATCTAGTTTGACTTCTAACCCTGTAGAATCAAACCCTTCTTCAAGAGTTACAATTTTGCTAATATACTTTGAAGATGCAACCCCGTTGCCATAATATATTTCTGAATCCCGTGTATCTATTTCATACGGTTCAATTAAGTTTTTAAATGAATATAATACGGTTTTGCCTTTATCGATAAAGGGTGAAATATCTGGATTGTTATTTGTAAATGTTACAGCTACTTTTGTATCGCCAACATCTTTTGTTCTCCATCGAGCAACTAAATTAAAAGGAGTTTTTTCTTTAAAATACACATATGGTTGGTCGGCGCTATCTGGCCAACGTTTTCCCTTTAATGTGTAATCAATATTTGTTAAATCGCCAAAATTATAACTAGCTGTGTCTAAATACACACTATCAAACTGCACTTCGGGTGTTTCTGCAGTTTGCAGTTCAAAAGTTACTGTTCCAGTTTCAAATTTTGCTTTGTTAAGTTTAAAGCATAAATCTGTATTTGTTTCTTCAAGCCATAGATTTGTATTTTGTGATTTAAATAATCTTCCGGTATATGGTTCTTTATTAACAATCTCACCCGTACCTAATACAGATGCACCTAATTTTCCAGAATACAATGTATAGTTGGGTGAATTAGATATAACCGAGAATGCATATTCTCCCGGCGGAAAATATAAAGGATTAAAACTAAATTTAGTTGACGGGCCTAATCCAGAATTTGGATTTGCAGGAACATTTACTTCAGACGGAAGTTTTACAACTGGGGTACCATGGATAACATCCCCAGCAGATGGAGCGCCGTTTACAACACGCCTAAATTCAATTGATACCGGCAATTCTGAATCTTTAGTTGAAAAATATAATTCAAGAGACGTAATTGCCAACCCCTGTGGATATTTTCCCGCATCTACAAAGAATGTTTGTGTAAGTGGACTTAATGTTGTAGCAGCCTCTTGCCCACGATTTGCCGCTTCAGGAATAACAGAGTTGCCGCCATTTGATAATGATTCATCTGACCTATTTGCAGTTACACTTGCAAATATTGCATTCTTGGGAGCACTATATATTGAATCTCTTTCAGATCCATGCTTAAACCAAATTTGTATAACCCCATCAAAAGAAGTCCACATTTCATTCAGTAAGATTGTTCCCTTTGCCCGACCTGTGCCATCGGTAATTATTTCATCCCCAATGTAACCATTCAATGGCGCAGATACTAACGTATGATTTGTACCATTGACCCATATACTTAAGGGAGTATAAGGAGGTAAATTGAATACGTCAAAATTTATAACCGACGATGATGTACGAGTTGCAATAGTCATTTTTTAATTATCCAAAATACTTGTTGTTTAAGAATGCTGTTTTTGTTCTTGCTATTTCTAATTCTGCAAGATCTTGCACATCTGCAGTATTCATACTAACATCAAAACTTGAAGAATTTAAAGTTGTCCAATCTTCAGTATAGCCATTGTTTATTGCATATTGAACCGACGTTGTTACGTTTGCATTCGCATAAACAGAATTATTATCTAATTGATTTGACACATACGAATTAAAATTATCCACGTTAGCAGTAAAATTTTGTGTGTTACTGTAAAATTTCTTTTCAGGAATTAATACATCATAACTATTTCGTATAATACTATTTGATGTAGCAAAATTTGAAGGGATACCGCCGCTAAAAGTTTCAACTGTTGATTGGTTTACAACATTTCCTGCACCATTACTAACAATAGTATCAACAGAATTTTTTACTGTTACTGTATCGGCCAAACCAATACTTCTCATTCTGTCTGCAAATGCTAAATTATTAACAGTTTGTATTGTTTGTACCCAACCAGTTGAATTGGCGCCTGCTGCTATTTGCGTTGCTCTTGCAACTTCACTGAATAATGTTATAACCCCTTTAGTAATTCCTGGGGTCGTTAAATTATCCAATCCTGCCGGAATTATTACATCTTCTTGTTTTGAAGCTGTTTTAAATACTTTTGTTAAAAATTTCATTTTTTGCCTTTGATATTAGTACGATGTCCCAATTCAATCACCGCCTTGTTCGCTTGCATCAAGATTTCGATCATTTGGATTGCCTCTAGAAACCCCCCATGCTAATATTTGGCCCGGCTCAGAAACTTGCGAAATAATTGGAGGATAAATAACCGCTCTGCCATTGTCAGCAGTAATTCCTGATGGATTTGGATTTGAATCTGTACCACTTGCGATTGTTTGACTTATAAATTCTTCCTCAGTATATTTCATAGTAATAAAATCATTAAATACTGCAACATCTGGGTCAGTCACAAAAAACAAATTATGTTGAATTGCCGCGAACGCTGGTCTACATTCTTGTCTAGCAGTATCTATAGCAGCGGTAAATTCCGGCTTGTTAACATATCCTGAACCATAATTAGAAAAATTATCTACAAGAATACCTGTTTTATATAACACATTTCCTTTAGATCCATTTCTATCAAATACAACATTGTTTAATGCTATGATATCTAATCCTTGTTTTTTAACTCGTTTTTCTAATGCTGCAAGTTTTTTATCAATAACATTAATGTCTTTCATTGTATATCTAGGAGCATCATTATAAACAACTTTTACGTCTGTAGCACCTGCAGTATACGGAGCCACATTTAAAGTTGCAATTAATTGACGAGTACTATCTGTGTTATCCGGGGGAGCCACCGGTGTAACTGCAGGTATTCCAGAATCAATTTTAAATTTATTTCTTGAACTATCTGCACTTGCATCTCTATTTTGTACGTACAATCTATCTATACGACCTAAATAGAATTCAACGTCTGCTTCTGTACCAGGAACTTCTGTTGGATTTGGTTTTATGTAATTATCAAAATAGAAAATATTAGATAATCGGTTAGCATATATCCCATTAGGAGGGATTGGGGTATCGTCTTGTCTGCGGGGTCTATAGTCCAAACAATCCCTTAAAACAAACTGCTCACCGTCTTGTGTAGAAGTATATGTGGGAATTTTTGAATATAATGATGCGGGATATGACCCTACATCTATAGCTCCATCGCCGGAATGTGTAAAATAATCAAAAACAATTATAACATTACCTGGAGCTTGCGCAGTCTCATTCAAGAATCGAACTTTGCCATGATCATACCAATTTTCGCCTTGACCTGAATCTAAATAATATTTTAAGAACGATTCTTTTGCGACAGGTTTCCAATAAGCGGCATTTGTTAAAGATTGACCAGTACTTCCAGCATTTGCATAATATACTAATCCGTTTGCTTGAACTAAATTATTTGCTACGTATGCAGTGCCGGAACTGTAATTGCCTACAAATACATTACTTTCGCCAACTTTATATATGCCTTTATAGTTGAATACGTCAGATTTTAATACAGAATAATCAACTTTGCCTACATTTATGTTTGCTACATATGATTGATTCTCAACTAATGTTTTTGTTCTTCTTGCTAAAGTATCATTTTCAACAGATACGATTACATCAATTGTCCCTGAAACTAAATTTCCACCAAACGCAATAGATAATTGTGTTCCGGTAGAATCAACTGACATAGTCACATCTTCAGTTGGAACAAACTGACCAGTTGTATATGTACCGGACGATACAGACTTTACAACTATAGTATAATAGTCTCTTTTTATTGTACTAGATATAGTTGAACCTAGCGGGCCAACAAATTTATTAGGAGACGTTAGTGTTAATGTTGCAGTACTTCCAGTAACTGATTGACTTGAAAGTAATTTAGAATATACTACTTTATTATTGGTTACGCTCTTTATATTATTTCTATTAATTTTGAAAATATTTCTATTTTGAGAAACATCATAAAACCTTAAACGATTATCGGTAAAGCCTAACGTAGGATGAATATTTGCAAAAAATGTAGGTGCGGCATATGTTCCGGTATTACCATAGTCTGTAGAAATTGGGTTTTGTACTCCAATTATAGATCTAATATTATCCGGACCAAGAGTTGTAGATGCCTGCTCATAATAGTACCAATAAAATCTGTAAGCAGCACTTGAACTTGTTCCAGTTTCATATTCCATATGTTTAGGAACAACATATCCCACAACTGTAGAATCATTCATTGCATTTCTATCGGTTGTATTATGACATACATAGAAATTTGCAAGATCTATATCTGTTAATGCAGGCAATCCAAATTGAGGAGCATCTATTAAAACATATGTTCCAAAGAAAGTATTAATATTTAATGTATTCGCATAGTTAGTTGTTCTTGCTTTTGGGATATCTAATTCTGTTTTTCCCAATGTTGCAATATCATACCCGCCAACAAATGCCCTGCCGGGATTTGCATAAAGTTTTACAGACGTTCCACTTGCACTACTGCCTGCGCTTTCTAACTCAAAAGGATCAACAATATAATTACCAGATTCTGCATAAGTTCTATCGGCCAACGTTCTTGCAAATTCTGCATATTTAGAATCAGATCCAGATTCAATAAAATCTCCGTTGCCTTTATTGTATCTAACAATTTCTACATATTCTCCAGTAATATCTGGTTTATTATCACTTGTTAAGTCTACACTATCTAAAACTAAATTAATTTTTAATCTATCTGCGCCGGGTGCTAAATAATTTGAACTTCCAAATGCAGGATCTAATAGAGAACTATCGTCATTATAATTTATGGTGGATTCTTCGTATCTTAAGACTACCGATTTTGTAGGATATGCTGTATATTTTTGTGGCACAATTGACTGTGTCGGTACTCTAATAAAGAATCCGTTTTTATAATATACACCAGAACTGCTGTTAATAATTAATGTTGGGCTCGTATTTCTTGATTTAAATTGCAAGCTGACATTTGTATCGGTAACACCTACATTTTTATTTAATGTGATACTTGTAGATGAATTTACTTTTGTGACAAATACATCGTCCCCTAAACTAGGATTATTTACAATTTGATCGCCTACATTAATAGTACCTGTAGAAGAAGTTAATATAATTGTATCAGAATATTCATCAAGTGTTGCAACAGCAGATACAAAATTATCTGATACGGTTACAACAGTTAATGCAGAAGTTGCTTTTGCATTGGCCTCGGAAATTGTATCATAAAAATACAATGTTTCTGTTGAATTAAATTCACTTACACCTTCACTCTTAATTAAAGATATAACTAATGTTGGAGGATCATTCACGGTGGGATTATCTGCATCAAACACAAAATCAACTCGACCTATAATGTTAGATGTTGTTCCAGAAACAAATTTATTAAGATATGGCAATAAATTTGCTGTACTTGGATTTGTTTGTAATTTAACTGAACGACCGTTATCATTAACAGTAATAGATACCGGATCGTCACTTAGAATTCTACTACCATCTACAAATACGTGATTTGCAAATTTCTTAATCTGATCTTGCAGAATTGATTGTACTTGCGTTAGTTCTCTTGCCTGTACAGGTGTACCAGGTTTAAAAAGAATTCTATAAAAATTCTTAGTACTATCAAAATCGTCATAATATGGATTAGTTGTTAAATTTACAGCCATTTGTTTACCTTAGAATTCTATAACTATATGAATATTTTCTGCTTGGTCAGAATTTCTTGTTATTTTACTGCGGTTTTCCACATATAAAATCTGACCTGTATTTTTATTTACTTCAGGAACAGTTATTCCTGTAATTCTCCCCGATGCAAGAGAATTACTACCAACTATTGTTTCGCCATTAATAAAACTAACATTCCCTGAATATAATTCTATAGGAGTAATATATCTAATTGCACCGTTACCAGTAATAGCATTTGCAGTTGTACTAACCACAAACCCAGTTACGTTACTATTACTGCCGTAAATTTTTTCATCTATAGTAAATGTACCTGTAATATTTGACAACGTAATGGTATGTGTACTATTTAATGTTGTTTCCGTAGCAATCAAGGAGGTAGTATTTGATATTGGATTTTTAACAATTCCAATTCTTCTGTAATCATTAACAATTGGGAAATCGCCGCTGCCTTCAGCATAATTTAATCTTGCATTTACCATAACATATTTTGCACCTAATTCAGAATATGCATCATATCCATGTCCGTTTTTAGGTGATACAATTGCTCTTGCAGTTGCATTGCTACCACTTCCGCCAGAAATTGCTATAGTTGCAAACGTATAATTACTACCATTTAAAGATGTTTGAATGTTATTAATTGTATTGGCGCCAGTTAATACAACACTTCCTGCTTCTGCACCGGATCCGTCTCCTGATATAGAAATTATAATATTTGAATTTGTGGTATATAAATTACCCGCATTTGTTACTATAATATTGTCAAGTGTTCCTTTAATTGCTGTAGATACAACATCATTATTAATATTAACAGGCATATAATCAGCTGTTAAAAATTTTAGTAAATCTGTATCTGTTAACGAATACAAATATTTCCATCGATATCCATCAGCAGTTGTAATTATAGAAGTTAATGTTCCCGTTGGTTTAGTTGTTGAAACTGCACCAAAATTATTTGATATACATTTATACACATTATTATCAACTGTTAATACGTAAAAATTTGATCCGTATATGTTAGATGATAAATTATCATATTGCGTATATACTACTCCTGCAGACCAATCATATCTTTTTGCTACTTGTTTATAATCTGTTGGCAATATTCTTTTTAATGCAATTGTTTCTGCCCAGTATATTAAATCTTGATATTCATTATTAATAGGCGTAGGAGGCGTTGGCTCGGCCGGCCAATTTTGCGGTCTACCTACAGTTAAATACAATCTATTAGTGTTACTAACGGACTCTATCCACTCTGCCGCGCTAAAAACTCTAAAATTTTCTGTTATAATTTGCGCCATTACTTTTTCCAACTAATTTATTTATTATTTATTATAGATAACTAAACAGATAATAAACATGGTCCGATTTGATATCTAAATTTGCAACTCTGCTATTTGAATAAGTCGTCATACTTGCTTCAAATGGAGGAGAGTCCATGTCTGCAGTTATACCTAAATAATCCCAAACCTCATTATTTACAGTAGTACTAATATTTGAAAGAACTTTATTTGTATTATCTATCTCACTAAAAACTTGCATGCCCGCCGGATGTACTATTGATGCAGCAACGGCTGCCCAATTATCAAGTGATACTTGACTTTTAACAACATATGAATATGGTTGATAATATATTTTTCTAGGATCCGGTGCATCAACAGCTGGGCCTTGAATATAAATTGCGCTCGACAATTTACCTTGACCATTTTTCCAGTATCCCGACCCTTCTCGCAATATACCTAAATTACTTTTTAATATTGCATTTTGAGTATAAATTAAATTTGCGTTTGTATTTGTGTCTGCAGTAACATATGTAAATCTAAATCTTTTATCATCTAATATTGTGTGTATACTCACATTTGAAACTAATCCATTTACAGCACTTGCTGCATTTCCGTAAAAATATACATTGGCATAATTACCTTTACTAAATCCATGAGGAGTATTGGATACGAATGTAGCTACATTCGAAGTAATTGTTATATTTCCTAATATATTACGAGTAGGAGGATCAATGTATACTGGTTCAAATGATGATTCTAACACAACACCATCTACAATGGTTCTTCCTAAATATACTCCAGAATTTATAATTCTTACAGTTTTAATTTTTCCAGTATTGGTTATGTAGTCAATTGCTACATTCGCTCCATTTATTTTAATCTCAGCATTGGCCTCGTATCCAGGAAGACTATCAGTAATTGTTAAATTTGTTAATTGCGGTAATGTTGATGCAATAATTGTCCGACGTTCGCCGGTTGTTGCATTTATTAATTTAGATGCGGTAATTTCTTCTACTAAAAAATTACCCTTTACATTTTCCAAAGTTAATTCGTATGATTCGGCATTATATCCTATATTCTGATATACTTTAATCACACTGTTAACATCTGCAGATGCGCCAGACCTATTGCCTACAATTTTTGTATTTACTAAATCATATAAATTTGATTGATTAAACGGTGTTACTATTATAGTTTTATCTTTTTTCCAAATTCCATCAGATGGTTTTAATATAAATTCGCTTGGATAGAAAAATTCAGCGTTTGAATTAAACATAACACGGAAAAGTAACTTATATGCCTCTTCCGTGCCTTTTGTCTTGTAAATATCTCTAAAATGTTTAATAAAAGTACGTTTTTCTGTAACTATATTTCGTGGAATATCATTACCGTAGTTCTTAAAAAATTGTTCAATTAAATTATCTGTAGTATATTCGCTATCGCCGTATTTTCTTGCATTTTGTAATATTTCTTGAGGGTATTGATCTTGTTCTAAGAATTTATAATATGCTTCTAAAAATTTAACAAATGTGGAAGTTGAATCTGCTCTAATAAATTTTGCAACTTGATTTGACAATGTAACTGCAATAGCATTACTAACTTCAAGTTTTGTTGTAGATAATATTTTAGTTACAAATACTGTATTTGTTATTGCGGGATGTTGTAGTCTATCTCCCGCAATAATATCTCTAGTGTCTGATACAGTTACTTGTTTTGATGCCGCGGTTGTAGATATAACTTGTATATTTGTAGCATCTGTTTCCCCTACCCGAATAAACTCAGGTATTTGTGATGCAAATATCTTAGATAATTTTTCTCTTATTCTACTCATACTGTGATTACATTAACTGTAAGTCCTGGTAATCGATTTGAATCTACGTTTGCGGTACTATCATCTAATAAAATAATTTCGTTTTTACTAACAACAACATCAAGATACTCATCTTGAACCGTTGCGGTAATTCTAACATCAGATGTATCTGCCGGATATCCTAGTAGAGATAGATTAGTAATTGATACTTCACCTGTACCATAATTTATTGTTCCGTATAATGAATTAAAAATAGTATCACTGCTTGCATCTATAAGTTGTATTGTCCCAAAACCTTTATTGTTTGGGAAAGAATCATTTGGAACATCTTTTAATCTTGCAAGAACAGAATTTCCGTCGTGATTGACAACAAAACTTGTGGTTGTTAAACTTCCAGGAACTAATCCATTTTTAAATTTAATAGATTTACCTAAAGTATAAACATTTAAATTACTATTTAAAATTGGTTCAATTCTTCTCTGTAATTTCACAGTCATTAAATTACCAACTATGTAATCACCCACATTGTCAATATTTCTTGACAATTTTGAAAATATAAAATCGTTATCAAATTTTTGTAAATCAGTATTAAAATAATTTTTTATTTCGCTAACAACTATATCTTTCACATCATTTGATAATAAAGAAGTTTTTGCAGCCTCATATTTTACATTTACCGATAAATTTATAATAAAGTAATCAGGATCAACAAACTCGGGCATTACTGATAACACTTGTTTATTTTGCAGTATAGTATTTTTAATTTCATTTTTTACACTATCTGTAATAGAGTATCCTTCATAAGGATTTAATGAAATTATAACTTTACCATACATTGGAGGATCATTATCTTCACCTCCCCATACTGAAACAGATTGGACCAATGGATAATTTTTTGCAATCAATGATTTGTAATCTGCGCCTGTAACTGCTCTGTTTGAAGCTGAGGCAAATTTAGGTGCTCTAAATTTAATACTATTAATATCTTCTTTTGCTAATCCACCGCGAGAATTTGTAGATGCAATAATTGTCCCGAAAACAGTTCCGCCGCCAATACTTGATCCACATGTAAATTGCTGAGATAATGTGCCGGCAATATTGCCTAATATGCCATTTGTTATACAATAGTTTATTGTAACTAAATTATTTCTTGCTAGCTTTTTGCCAAGTACTCCATCACCAAAATATATTTGATATAATCCTGTAGGATTTTCTTCAAGGAAAAATACTGTAGAAGTACCATCAAGATCTAAAGTATCTTCTGTAAGCGTGTATACCGTTTGTGTTGTGTCTGTTACTGAATTTTGCACAATTACTTGTATTGTAGTTGTATCTATATTATCGTTAGGTATAACATATTTCTCCATCGGCCCCGGCACATCAACACTGTATACATAACTTAATGGTATTCCTTCTACAATTTCAATGTCCTGAAATGTATAATTACCATTAACCGGTTGTATCGTTTTTGATTCTAAATTGACAAATGTTAAGTTGGTGTCATTGATAGATGTCGTAAAAGGAGTAAATCTATCTAACGTTAGAAAATCAGGAGTACCTGTTAGTCCTGTTACCGAGAATGAGATTGTTGCTCTTGCTCCGACAAATGATACTGGAGTATATCCCAAGTGTTTAGCAATTGATACCGCAGATGATCTTTTTACCGCAGAATCTAAAAACATATCATTTATAACCATACTAGCTAAGTAT